AATTATAAAACATTAGCATCTATTTATAAAATATTCGAAACTGTTATTAATAATGAAGAATATGACCCAACCGATATAGTTAGTTCTAGATTTACAATTGCAGAAAATATTATCAATTCTTCTATCCAAAATAAAGATGTAAAAATTAAAGACGCAGTTTTAGAAGAATATAGAAAACAAGATGATGATTTAAGAGCAGTTTCTTATAAATTATTAGTTGAATCGTTTAATAACAAATATAGTAATCTTACCAACGACCAAAAAGGTTTATTAAGAGAATATATTAATAATATCAATAATACTGGTAAATTAAACGAATATGTTTCAAATGAGATAACCAAATTAGTAGAAGGATTAAAAGAAGTTGGTTCTAAAATTTCTGACAAAGTTACAAAAATAAAATTAGCAGAAACGATTACAAATATTAGAAAAATTAAATCTGTTAAAAAGATTAAAGAACAACATTTATCAGCAATGATGATGACATATGAATTATTAAAAGAATTAAAAGAATCAATTAAAAAATAAAAAATGGTAAATTATAGAATATTTAACGCAAAAGAATATACAGCTGGACAATCAGGTTCTTTAGAAAGAGCATGGGGTGTAATGAGAGGTTCGGCAGTTTGTTCAGGTTCAATAACATTAGAAGGTGTTGTTGACAATAACCTAAGTGGTACAATTGCACAAACTAATAATCACTCCACTATGAAATTAGAACATTTGGCAATAGGAGAGCCAGTTCCTTGTTATGTTAGAAGTATTACAGTAACTTCTGGAAACGCATATTTATTAGCTTAAAATTAAACGGATAATCAAATGTCGGAAACATTAAAAACAGAACAACTTAATAAAATAAGAGAAATTGTTCGTAAGATGGTGAGAGAAAGAATGATTGATGAAATGAATACAACCGGTGGTGTAGAAGGATATAATACTCCATATGCATTTAGTGGTAAAGATAGTGAAAAGAAAAAAGCTAAAAAACAAGCAGACTTAACAGGATATACTCCAGTTAATGAAAATAGATGGTTAGCATTGAAACAAGAGGAATCAACCGCACAATCTAAAATTGGTAGAGGTATATCTAACATCAATAAACAATTAAGAGAAATGGAAAGATTTCTTAATTGGTATGGTAAGATTAAAAATGAAAGTGGTGTTAGTAACAAATCTTATTGGAAAAGGACAAATAGTCATATTTATAGTATACAAGAGAGATTATTAAAATTAGACCAAAAAATCAGACAAATATCAGAATAATGAAACATACAGAATTAAAAGAACTTATCCGTCAAGTAGTTAAAGAAGAAAGTGACTACCAACAATTATTTAAACACATGTTAGATAGAACAGGTAAGTCTATTCCTGATATGTCCGATGCAGAAAAAGTTAAATTCTTTACTGCAGTAGATAAAGCTAGCAAAGCAAAATCCGAAGGTAAATTAACAGGATACAATGAAGCAGAATTATCAGCAGGTCAAAAGAAAATTGATGTAGATGGTGATGGTGAAATTGAAGGAAGTGATTTAGCAGCATTAAGAAAAAAAGACTAATGAGTAAAGGATTATTGATAGAAACACATTTGTTTGAGGCAAAACTTCAACAAGAAGAAAATGGAACTTATTTAGTTAAGGGCATTTTGCAAAGAGCAGGTGCACCTAATCAAAATAATAGAAGATATCCTAAAGAAATCTTAGAAAGAGAGTGTCAAAAATATCAACAACTTATTAAAGAAAGAAGAGCTTTGGGTGAATTAGACCATCCTGAATCTCCTGTTATTAATTTAAAGAATGTATCACATAACATTAGAGAAATCTATTGGGAAGGTGATGATGTATGTGGAGTAGTAGAAATACTTTCAACACCATCAGGAAATATCTTAAAAGAATTATTAAAGAACAATATCCGTTTAGGTATTTCATCTAGAGGATTGGGTTCAGTTAAAGAATTGAGAGATGGTACTGTAATGGTAGCAGAAGATTTTGAATTAGTAGGTTGGGATTTTGTATCTAACCCATCAACACACGGAGCATTTATGGCACCTTTACAGGAGTCAAAACAGTGGGCAAAGATAGCAGAGGAATGTGGTAAGTGGTGTAAGTCACAAGATTTAATGAGAGAAATTATAATAGAACTTAATTAATATGGCAAAGTTAGTAAATTTAATACCTGGAAGACAAATTACAAAAGAACAATTGGATGATTTTGATACAAACTTACCAACAAATGTTAAAAGATTTTTGGATAAAGTGGTATCACAATTAAAAAGTTATTCTTTACCAAGAAAAAAAGAAATATTAGTATTGGCCACCATCATTGATGCATTAGGAATGGATAAAATGGAATTAATGAGATATGTACAAAAAATAAAAAAATCGGATATTTTAAATAAATAAGATATGATAAAGTTAAAAGATATATTAAAAGAAACCGAAGAGTTTCAACAACTTCCAACAGAACTAAAAAGACATTTTTTAGAAATTATATCTACATACAACCAACATAGAGAAGGTATGAGTAGAAAATCTGATATTAGACAAGTTGCAGAATCATTGGGTGGAATAGCTGATGCAGCACAAGAATATACTTTAAGAGAAGGTGGTGATTGGTTTGATAGAGTTACTATTAAAAGAAACATGACTGAATTAAAAAAGTTTCAAGCTGCATTTGAAAAAGAAGCACAAGAAGCAACTGCACAAGAACAAAGATTAGAAGCATTATACGAAGATATGGGAAATGTGTTAAGTAGATATTTTGAAATAGCAGATATTACAGAACAACAAATGGCCGAAAGATTAGGATTAAAAGAACAAAAATCCAAAACTTCCAAATAAATGGAAACCAAAGAGAAAATAAACGAATCATCATTGGTCTTTATTTTAGGTGGAATTGCATTATTTGCATTTTTCCAAATGTTCTTTAGTAATTTAGCAGATAAAGTTGATGCATATTATTCAGGACATAGTGTTCCTATTAGTAAAGCTTTAAAACAAATTCTAAAAGGTTTAAGAAATAGTAAATCTCTTATTGGAAAAATAGATGATTATGTACAAGAAAAGGGTCCCGGTGATGCATTGGTTTATGCATTGATGGGATGGCCGGAAGTAAAATCAGAATTAAATAAATTTAAAAGTGATAAAGAAATAAATTTAGAAGAATTAAATATAGAATTAACTAAATTGTTACAAAAAGCTTTTCAAGATGAAGCAGAAGAACAGGGTTTGACATATAAATTCAAAAAGAAAATAAGAAATCAAAAATGGAGCAATTAACATAATTTATTATGAGTTTAAAAATAGATGCTCTTAGAGCAAAATATACAGCACAACGTTTGGAAGCACTTGCAACATTAGAAGTTTATATGAAAAACTCTGTTGGCATTGGTGAACATCCACAAATCATTGAAGAAATGGATAAGTTAGTAAAATCCATAGCAGAAGCAAATGATTGTTTAGAAACACTTAATGAGCTAGAAAATTTACAATAATATGAAACTAATTAATCTTATACCATTAAAAGAAATGGGTGCAAGTGTTCCAAAAATGTATGTTAAATATAGGGCCGTATTAAAAAAAATTGGAGAACTGGAAGTAGCACAAAAAACATTAGCTGATAAATTTTTTGCAGAAAAAGACCCAAAGAAAAAAGAAAAATTAATGCCACTATTAAGAAAAGGAACAGACGTTTTGAAATCTTATAGAAAAAATTTGGCAGATATAGAAGATAAGTATATGGATAGTTTAGACGCCCCTCAGGACTATTAAATTAAATAAAGTTTGGTAAATCCAAACTTTTTTTGTATATTGTGTTGATGATAAAACCATTTTCAATATTAGATAGTAGAGCAAAAGAATGGCAAGACCGTAAAAGGTGGTGGACAAATACATACAAAATACAATCGGAATTAGGTAGAGAAAATACAATATCAAAAAGTAAATTTTGGGATATTGAAGAAAGTAATGTATCCATTTTTGATGCAACTCTTTGTGAAAAAATGTATGAATGGTTTATTCCAAAAAATGGTAAGATATTAGACCCATTTGCCGGTGGAAGTGTAAGAGGTATTGTAGCTACTGAAATGGGATTTGAATATACAGGAATAGATTTATCAACTGAACAAATAAATGCAAATCAATTACAATCTGAAAAACCAAATTGGATAGTTGGTGATAGTGAACATATATTAGAAACAATCAACGATGAAATATATGATTTTGTTTTTACATGTCCACCATACTATGATTTAGAAATTTATAGTGATGATGTTAATGATATATCAAATATGAGTGTTGAAGAGTTTGATAAAAAGTATTATTCCATTTTAAATAAATCAGCAAAAAAATTAAAAAATAATAGATTTTTTGTAATAGTAGTATCTGAAGTAAGAGAACAATCGATTACTGGAAATTATAAAATTGGTAAATACAAAGGGTTGGTCTCTAAAACAATTGAAGCTTGTGAAAGAGCAGGTTTACATTTTTATAATGATATGATTCTATTTAATTCCCAACACACTGCGTCTAGAATAGTTGATACTTACTTTAATAGAAATCGTAAAGTAGCATCAGTACATCAAAATATACTGGTATTTGTAAAAGGTAATCCTGATTTGGCAACCGAAGATATTAATTGGGATGGTACTTATAAATGTATAATAGATGGTATAAAATATAAATCATTTAGAGAAGCAGCGATATCAATAAATCCAGATGTATTAGTTGCAAGTGATGTTGAAAGAATATGTCGTTCAACTAAATCAAAATATAAAGAATGGCAAGTAATAGGTGAAGAAACCAATCCAAAAATAAGATATGAAGTAGATGGTGTATATTTTGAATCACCAATACAAATTTCAAACTTACTAAAAGGGGAAATAACAGAACAAGTTGCAAGACAATATATAGAATCTAATAACCCATTATATAGACATTGGAAACGTGTAGATGGTGTAGATATTACATATGAAACAATGGAAAATATGTGGAATAATAAAATAAGAATAGAATTACCAATAATAGAATGTGAAGGTTTACAATTTTATTCTACAATAGATGCAGGAAAACATTTTGGACTAACAGGAGAAAGAATACGACAAAAAGTAGTATCCGATAGTTATCCAAATTATTTTTATATTTATTAAAAAAGAATTATAATAGAAAAATGTTAGTAGTTAGTGTTAGAGGTGGAAACATAGAGTGGGCAATTAAAGATTACAAAAAGAGAATTCAGTCCATAAAACAAATAGAAGAACTTAGAGAAAGGAAGAATTTTATAAAACCTTCCAAAAGAAAGAGGTTACAAAAAGAAGAAACTATAAGAAAAAACAAACTATTTTAGTAGTTTTCTTTAGTTTTCTAAAAAATTTACATATATATTATCAAATATCTTATTTTTTATTATAAGATTACAAGACAGAGTTGATTAATGAATACCCTTCTTATAAGGTGTGACCGAACAATCAACATAATTACATTGGAGTTCCCTACAAGAATAACTTCACAAACAAATTTAAGGAAAAAACAAGATGGCAAATTCAAAATTATTGAAAGAAGCAATCGCTGATGCCAAAGCCGTTAAAGAAACTGCTTTAGCAAACGCTAAAATCGCACTTGAAGAAGCTTTTACTCCTAGACTTCAATCTATCTTATCTCAAAAGATGAGAGCAGAAGCAGAAGTTGAAGATAAAGAAGCTGAAAAAGTTGACGAAGAATTAAGTTCAACAGGTATCGGGTCTAAAGTAGACGCAGGATACGCTGAGACTCCAGGTGCAACTCCTTCTTACGATGCAATGACTGATTTATCAGTTGGTGTAAAGAAAGATAGTGGCAAACCTGAACAAGCTGGTACTGACTATAAGAAAGTAGCAGACATTTCTGAAGAAGAAAACCCATTTGCTGACAAAGAAGATGACAAAGATGCAGAAATTGCAGAATTGAAAGCTAGATTGGCAGAATTAGAAGGTGAAGATTCTGAAGAAGAAAATCCATTTGCAAAAGCAGAAGGTGAAGATGAAATGGGCATGGATGACATGAGCATGGATTCTGAAATGGGTGACGATTCAATGGACATGGACTCTGAAGATGAAGAATCAGAAGATGACATGGACTTAGAAGCAATCATTCGTGAATTAGAAGCATCAATCAAAGGTGATGATGAAACTGAAGAAGGTATGTATGAAGCTGAAGAGGAAGAAGAAGCAAAAAATGAAAATTTAGCTGATGGTTCTGAAGCTGGTACTGACAAAGGTGAAACACCAAAAGTTGTTGTAACCAATGAAGCGGAAGAAGATGACAAAGAAGATGACGAAAAAGTTGTTGACTTAGAAGAAATCTTACGTGAAATGGAAGCTGACATGAAAGATGACAAAGACAAAGTTGATGAAGAAAAAGAAGAAGATGAGAAAGAAATGAAAGTTGAATTAAATGAAGCTTACAAAGTAATCAAATCTTTACAAAAAACAATCAATGAAGTTAATTTGTTAAACGCTAAATTGTTATTCGCAAACAAATTATTTAGAGCTCACAACATGACTAACGAACAAAAAGTTAAAGTGATTGAAACTTTAGATAGAACAAATTCAGTTAGAGAAGTTAAATTGGTGTATTCTACATTAGCAGAAAACTTCAAATTCTCTACAAACAAATCTACTAAAAAATCTATTTCTGAAGGAATCGCGAGCAAAGTAACAAAATCTACTAAGCCAGCACAATCTAAGCAAGTAATTGCTGAGAACACAGATTTCTCTGACAGATTTAAGAAATTAGCAGGTATTATTAAATAAAATATTAAAAAACAAACAATGGACATTAAAAAATTAATGACAGGTGCTAACCCACAAAGCATTATGCTTGAGCAAACTAGAGGTTTGAAAAGCAAATGGGAAAAAACAGGTTTATTAGAAGGTGCAGGTACTGAAACTTCTAAGCATGGTATGGCAGTAATGTTAGAAAACCAAGCAAAACAATTATTAGATGAGGCAACTCGTACAGGTACTTCTGCAGGTTCTGAAGAATGGGCAGGTGTTGCGTTACCTTTAGTAAGAAGAATCTTCGGTTCTATCGCAGCTAAAGAATTCGTTTCAGTTCAACCAATGAACTTACCTTCAGGTCTTATCTTCTACATGGACTTCAAATATGGTACTAACCCAGCGGGTAATCCAAACTTTTCTGGTTCTGGAAACGATTCATTATTCGGTAATGGTGGAACTTTTGGTAAAGATTCTTTATCTCCAGCAGGTAACAAATTAGGTTCAACTCAAACTACAACTGGTGGTTTATATGGTGCAGGACGTTTTGGTTATACAATCAACAACGCAACTGCAGCAGTAGTAGCTACTGTATCTTCAGCTTCTTTAGCTGATATGAATTATGACTTATCTAACACTACAGTTTCTGCATCTTATGCAGCAAACACTTTGAAGAAATTCGCAATCAACTTACCTGCTGATGCAGATTATAACGGATTTAGAGCTTTCGAACCAACTTCATTGACTGGTTCTGTAACTTTCTATCCTCAATTATCTACTATCACAAATGGTACAGCATCTTTCGTTGCAACTGCAACTGGACAAACTAATGATTTATCAGTAGAGTGTTCTTTAGCATACCACAAACAACCTACTGATATCACTCGTGGAGATTTTGAAGATAGAGACGGTTCTGCTTTAGCAATTCCAGAAATCGAATTAGAATTGAAATCTGAGCCTATCGTTGCTAAGACAAGAAAATTAAAAGCAATTTGGACTCCTGAATTAGCTCAAGATTTAAACGCTTACCATAGTGTAGACGCTGAAGCTGAGTTAACTCAAATGTTGTCTGAATACATCTCTTTAGAAATCGACTTAGAAATCTTAGAAATGTTACAACAAAACGCATTCACAACTGAGTATTGGTCAGCTAAAACTGGTTATGAGTGGAATGGTGGTGGATTCTCATTGAACTCAACTGATGCTGCTGCAATGGCATATCAAAAGAGTACTTGGTTCCAGACTTTAGGTATCAAATTACAAAAAGTATCTAACAAGATTCATCAGTTAACAATGAGAGGTGGTGCTAACTTCGTAGTAGTATCTCCAAACGTTGCAACTATTTTAGAATCTATGAACGGATTCTCTGCTAACCCAGGTAAGGACGCAACAACTTTCTCTGCAGGTGTAACTAATATCGGACAAATCTCTAACAGATATGACGTTTACAAAAACCCATACATGACTGAGAACGTATTATTAATGGGCTTCAAAGGTTCTAACTTCTTCGAAACAGGAGCAGTTTACGCACCTTATGTTCCATTGATTATGACTCCATTAGTGTATGACCCAACTAACTTCACTCCAAGAAGAGGTGTGATGACTAGATACGCTAAGAAATTAGTAAGACCAGAATTCTACGGTAAAGTAGTAATTGACGGTTTAGAAACTATTTAATCTTAACCGATTAGATTGATAAAAAGAAAGAGGGGACAGAAATGTCTCCTCTTTTTTTATTCTTATATTTATAGTAGTAAAACTATAACTTTTTATATATGTCTGTAAACACCTATTGGTCGGGTTCAACATCCGGCTCATTTATATCCGGCTCATCTACTCCATTTGGTATATATGATTCCGATAGTGGATTTAGAAACGATGCACCTAAGACCGCTACATGGGTAGCAAAACGATTAGGATATCCAATTGTTAATATTGAATTAGATAATGAACAAATATTTACTTGTTTTGAAGAATCTACTTCGGAATATTCTGCACAAGTAAATCAATTTAACCTTAGAAATAATTTAGATATTTTAAGAGGTCAAAAGAAAGAATCATCTGGTGGTAGAGCAAACTATTCACAAACTCTTGTAGATGGTTCATTTTTACCAACCACAGTCCGAATGTCTCAACAATATGGAACATTAGCAGGTGTCGGTGGTGCAACTCCAATTAAAAAAGCATATATTGAATTAACACCTGGAAAACAAAGATATGATATAATGAGTTCATCGATAGATGCGGAATCATCGGTATCATTTTCTACAATGTTTACGGGTAGTTCTACGGTAGATGTAACAAGAGTGTTTTATGAAGCAACCCCTGCAATTGCTCGTTTCTTTGACCCATATTCAGTAGGTGCACAAGGTACACTAAATTTAATGTCAGAATTAGGATTTGGAAACTTTTCTCCTGCAGCACAATTCTTAATGATGCCTTTATATGAAGATGTATTAAGAATGCAACAAATTGAATTTAACGACCACATTCGTAAATCTGCACATACTTTTAATATAGTAGATAATAAATTAGAAATATTTCCAATACCAACTGATACATTAACAAGAATTTATTTTGAATACATAAGTAGAGATGAATTTGAACATGATTCTCAAACTATTCAATCAGATTCTCTTTCTGATTATTCTGACATTCCATATAATTTCATTCAGTATTCAAATATAAATGATGTAGGTAAACAATGGATTAGAAAATATACATTGGCACTTTCAAAAGAATTATTAGGTGCAATCAGAGAAAAATATTCAACAATTCCAATTCCAGATGCAGAAGTTAGTTTAGATGGTGCAGCATTAAGAGCGGAAGCGCAAGTTGAAAAGGATGAATTGGTAAAACAATTGAGAGAAAACTTAGAGGAGATGAGTAGAAAAAATGTGATGGAAAATAAAACACATGAATCAAATCATCATCAAGAAATGTTGAGAAAAGTTCCGTTAAAATTATATGTAGGATAATATGCCAAAATTTTTACAAACAAGAGACATTGAATTTTTTAAAAGTATAGCAAGAGAATTAGTAGACGATGTTGTACAAAATACAATTGTTTTATTCAAAGTTAATATGAATGAAACAAAAGTAAACATCTATGGTGAATCTTTAAATAAAACTTGGTATCCAGGAGTTGAGTTATATGCATTATATTCAAAAAATCCTGAGGATGTTGTATATGAAGGTTTTGGTCCTGAAATGCAACAAAATATAACATTTAAATTAGATAGAGCAATGTGTGAGGAAAAAAATCTATATCCAGAAGTAGGTGATATAATATTTTTTGACACATCTTATTATGAAATTGACAATACAAATGAAATTCAATTTATAGGTGGAAGCCCTGATAATAATTTCAGTATTGTTTGTGAAACATTTATGGTTACAAAATCTACATTGAACATTGAAGAAAGAATAAATTAATTATGTCTACAAATCCACTAAAAGCCGATTTAAATAGAGCAAAACAAATCAAATCCACAAAAGGAGACTTAAAACAAAGTATAACTCTTTTTGATATTGACTATGCGATGATGACATATTTGGAAGATACTGTTTTACCAACTTTAGATGACAACGGAAAAGTATTAAAGATTCCTGTTATATATGGCAATTCCGAAAGATGGGTAGGTGCAAGGAGACAGGGTGTTTATAGAGATAATAAGGGTAAGATACAATTACCATTAATGATGATACGAAGAACATCTATTGCAAAAGATGAAACGATGCCAATGTTAAATAGACATGTATCGTATTCGGGTGTTACAAAATATTCAAAAGATAATAGGTACGATAGATTTACCGCAATGGGTGGAAATGTAAAACCAAAATATGAAATTTATAATATAACAATGCCAGAATATGTTGAGTTAAATTATGAGTGTATGGTTTGGACTAATTTTACAGAACATTTAAATTCAGTTATAGAACAATTAAACTATGCGTCATCATATTGGGGAGATAAAGACCATTTTAAATTTAGAACATCAATTTCTGATTACAATGTGGTTAATGAAGTTGGAGACGGAACTGAAAGAATTAATAGAGTTGAATTTACTTTAAATGTTAAATCGTATTTACTTCCAGAAAAATTTGACGGAGAAAATACTATTAAAAAATCAATGTCTACAAAAAGAGTAGTAGTATCAACCGAAACCGATGTGACTGCAAATGGTAGATTAGAAGGTATGCTAACTACACCATCACCATATTATGATAACAAAGATTTAATTGACTTTTTATCTTTAAACAATAGTAAAGTGGTAGCAGGTGGGGTTAATACAGCAACATTCTCAAATATAAAATTAATACAAGCACCTGCACAATTGGCCGGTGTAATTACTTCCGGATTGACCTATGATGGAAGCTCTTACGATATTAAATTATATATAAATGGTGTTAGATATTATCAAACAACACATTTTACAATAACATCATATTCAAACAATACATTAATATTAGCATTGTCGCCTGGATTTTCAGTAGATAGTGGTGATGAAATTACTATTACAGGTAAATTTATTGACATTGTATAATGAAAAGAAGTTTATTAGATATCACACAAAAAATCAGTAGAAATCCTGGTAAAACAAATTTAACTCCAAAAGATTTATCACATCCTGATTATTGGATTTTTGAAGCTACCGGTTGGAGATTTGTAGATATATTAAGAGAAATTGAATATAGAACTACACAAGATAGATTAAAAATTTATATCAACACACAAAGTATAAGTGCAAAAGACTATATAGTTGAAGAAGGTGGAAATGGTTTATTAGTGAAATTTAGAAGAGATAAATTTTTACAATATCAATTGGATGCACAAGATTATATTCAAATAGAAGGAGATATAGAACAATATGCTTAATAGATTTAATTCAAATACACGACAATTAAATAGAATAGTTAAAAAATATAACTTAACTAATATTTCTGCGTCCGTATATGAAGGAATTGAAGTAAGTGGTTCTAATAATTTTAAAACTATTGTTGGTGATTATATATTTCAATCGGCATCTTTAAACGACAAATATCACGATGGAAAAGGAACAACCTTAAATCCAACTGGAAGTGAGACTGGTTCTGCAGGACAAGGTGGTTATTCAAATCTGCCAAATGAACTAAGTGCATCAATTGCATATACTTATACCGCATCATTAGATGTAAGAATACCTACTAAATTTGGTGGTAGAACAAAATCTAATCCAAATCCAATTAAATTAGTAAATAACAAAACAAAAATATCGGATTTTTATCAAGAGATATTAGAAAATAGTGCAAGATATAATCAAAGAGTAATTGATGAATTTGATAACAATACAAATACATTAACAATATACAATGTTACATTAGATTATGGAACCGAAGGAGCATCACCCAATAATTTTGAAGTATTAGTATTTGGTTTACATATTCCAGGAAATTATAAAATTGAAGAAGTTGGAAATAATGTAGTAATAACTTTAAATGAAGAATATATAGATTACGATAATGTAACTATAAATGATATTTATGTTATGGGTAAGTTAAAAGATATACCAATAGGAACAGAATTGGACATAGTTTTATCAACTGAAAATGACGAAGAAATAATATTATAAAAAATGGCACTAAGACAAACTAAAAAAATATCCGAATTACCTGCATTAAGTCCGGCATCATTAGACACGACTTTTGTAGTTGGTATTTCAGGTAGTACAACATATAAAATTTCTATAAACAATTTAACATCTTCATTAGATACTACATTTGCAACCGATTTAGTAACTTCTGCATTAAGTAATACATTAGATACAAAATTATCTACATCATCTTTCAATTCTTATACTGCAAGTATTTCAACTGGAAGTTTAGTAACATCTATTTCAAATTTAAATACTTTTACTGCAAGTGTAACTACGGCATCAATTGTAACTTCTATTAGTAATTTGAATACTTTTACTGCATCAGTTTCAACTGCAAGTTTGGTAACATCTATTTCAAATTTAAATACTTTTACTGCAAGTGTAACTACGGCATCAATTGTAACTTCTATTAGTAATTTGAATACTTTTACTGCATCACTTTCAACTGCAAGCTTGGTAACATCTATTTCAAATTTAAATACCTTCACGGCATCACAATCTACATCATCATTAGTGGATAGATTAAACGCAATTGAGAGTGTAAGTGGTAGTTGGATTACTGAAAGTGAAACGGGTTCATTTTTGACAAGTTTAAATGGAGCAATAAGTTCTTCAACACAAATATCAGATTTAGGATTTGTAACAGGTTCATACACTACTATAAATTCATTCAATAGTTTAACACAATCTTTCAATTCAATATCACAATCATTTAATGTTATTAGTGGTAGTGTTGGAACAATTGATTTTAGTACATTGGCAACAACTGCTTCAAATACTTTTATAGGAAATCAAACAATTAGTGGTTCGACATCTATAAGTGGCGGATTGACTATTACAAATAACGGATACTCTTGGAGTTTCGAATCGAATGGTAGAACTAAAATACCAAACA